GCCCATGCCCGCCACGAGCCCAACATACAAAGGCCGGCGCCAATCGCCGGCCAGCCAGCGCTCCAGCAGCCTGTTTAGCAGACGCCACATCTCATGCCTCTGTTCGCCAACGACTTGCTCGCTCCAGCATGCTCCGCGTTGGTCTGTCGGGGAGCTCGCCCGTGTCGCCCCGCGCCGCGAACACTCGCTCCGCCAGTTCCTGCCATCGTGACGTCCATCGCCCGCGCATCAGTGGCACCGGGCCGGCCGCTCGCTCCCCCGCCAGGAGCTCCTGCAGTTCCCGGATCTCCTCTCGCCGCAGCCACTCGGCTGACCCACTGTCTGCTTGGCGCGACGCCTGCTCGTTCACGGTGCTCTTCTTCTGCGCCGCAGCAAACGGGTCCCGCACGAACCGCAGCGTCGCCTCGACCTCCGCCTGCCCTTCCTCGATGTCCGTCGCCAACAGCCCCAACAGTCCCTTGCGCTCCACGACGACCACACCCACGCGCTGCCTGATCTCCAGGCTCTCCGGCCGGAAATGCCGTAGCCGCTCCTCAGCCAGTTCCGCCACTTCAGCCGTCGCCAGGACTGCCTCGCTCAGTCGCTCTCCCAGAGGTAACGCGACGCTCATCTATCTCTCCCCGACCCGTGGCAGTCGAAACTCCAGCTCGTGCTCCAGCTCCGGAGCGCTGGCATCCTCCACGACCCGCAGCGTGCCCTTACGCTCTCGCACGCGACAGCGCACGCGGTACTTACCGCCCACCACCCTCAGCGGCGCCGGCGCGCTCTGTGCCACGCGCGCCACCTCTCGTGCCACCAGCCTCTCGAGCTGCGCTAGCTCCGGCTCTGCCCGTCGGCCAAAGAACCTCATCGCGCGTCCTCCGCCTGGGACTGTCCGTCAGCCAGCTTCCGCAGCAGCTCCAACAGCGCGTTCGCATCAGCGCCGTCATGCACCAGCAACTCCGCCAGGCGCTCACGCACGTTGCCCACAGCCCACTCGAAGCTCAACCTGCTGCTTGCAGCCTCTTGAGTGCGTTCGCTCCAGCGATATCCCAGTCCGCCGGTCAGATCCACCACCGTCACGCGCAGGCCCGCCCCCACATGCGCCTCCGTCGTGCTCTCGCGCGTTACTTGTGTCGCCAGTGCCAGCTCCCGCTGGCCTCGCAGCACATACGCCGCTCGATCCAACAGCAGCAAAACCAGCTCTTGCGTCACCGGCACGCCGCACTCCTGTGCCGCCTCCACGCCATGCACCACGAACTCCAACGTGCTCGCCAGCCGCCGATCAAACGACGCATCCAGCGCCTCCAGTTCCGCCGTCAGACGATCCGACAAGGTCATTGCCTGCGCGGCCAATCCGCTAGCCATTCCTCTCAGCCTCCGGTCTCTTACGCGGGACCTGCTCATGCACCCCGTGAGCACTCAGCCACGACACCAACGCCGCGCCCGCGGCCGTCAACGCCGTTCGCCACTCCTGGAAGTCGCTCCGCGCCCAGGCCTCCAGACCCGCTATTAGCGTCACCGCGATCGCCATTGCCATCATCTTAATCGTCCGTGGCGGTAGCTTCTCGCCGATCAGCGCCTTCAGCACTGAGACAGCCAGAGACGTGATCAGCCCGCTACCCGCCAGAACACCCACCGTTGCCGGGTCTAGTTGCAGCTCCGCTCCGCTCATCCTCCGCTGGCCTCCCACTCATCACTAACGCTGCCGGTCTTGCTCCGCCAGCCCCCGCAAATACGACACGTCCTCTGCCACCTTCGTCAACTGCTGCGACATCTCCCTGATACTCCGTTCCAGCTCCTCCAGCCGCGCCTCCGTGCAGGCGTGCGGCTGTCGCTGGTGCTTCTCCAGTTCCATGGCCACTGCGTCCACGCGCTCACTCAGCTTCTCCGTTCGCCGCACCGAGTACGTCACCGGCCCCAGCAGCGCGCCCACCACTCCCGTAATGGCCGCGGCCACTGCCAGCGCCCGCTGCGGCGATAACCCCTCACTCCTGTCTCGCACCTGATCATCCCGTCCTTCGCCTGGTTGCCTTGTCACACGCGACGGTGCCGGCCACCTGCGAACAGCGTCCGCCACGACTTCCGGCGTCGCACTAGCCCGTCCTCAGACCCGCAGCCCTTCCCGCGTCCACGTGTAACTCAGGTCCTGGCAATCGCCCGACGTATTCACAAACCTCAGCCGGAACTGGCTCGCCTCGTGGTTCTCCAGTACCTCCCACTCGAACTCCTCCGACGCCTCCACCACAATTGGCCCCAGCAACCGAAACGCTCCCTGATCCGAGTGATCAATCGTTACCTCGACTTCTCCGCCGCCCGGTACCCCCGCCACGCTGCCGCTGCCTGAGAACGTCTGAATCTCCAGCCGGTAGCAGTTCCGATCCACTCTCGGTGCATTCTCATCCAGCGCAACCACGTTGCCGTCCCCGTCCAGTTCCATCGTCCCTAGATACACGGCTCCCGCCGGCTTCGTCTCCGTCGTCTGCGCAAAGAACGCTACCGTCCCGCTCGGCGCGGAGGTCGCGTCCGTTCCCGCAAACACGTAGTTGACCGACCCGTTGCTGAGGTTCGTAATCGCTTCCGGACTTGTCGTCTTGCACCAGCAGCCCGCCACGAGGCCCTCTCCTGCCTCCACCTGCTTGTTCTGATTGAGCCCCCAGCCGCTGTACGCCCCGTCAGCCATCATCTGCCGCAGGAAGAACCCCAGAGCCTGGTCCAGGGTCTCGGCCACCCGGTTCTGGTGCTCCGGCTGCACTACGTCGTCGGTCACGATGCCCGTTGTCAGTCCGTAATTCTCAGTAGTCGTAGGCATGGGTCCTCGTCTTCTCTCACTGCCCGTGTCGCTGGGCTGAATCCGCACCTTGACACCAGAAGCGGTTTCATAACCCCTGTACGACCGCCTTCAGACGCGACCGTCGTTCGTCACTCGCGGTTTACGCCCGATTGCCGTTCGTCGTCGAGGTTATGAAACCACTTCTAGCCGTTGACCACGCGATATCGCCCGCTGCCATATCGCGACCTGCCGTAACACGCGTATGACAGGTCGCTCTCCGCCTGCCAATCCTGCCGCCGCAGCGCAGTGCCCGCCGCTTCGCCCAGCAGACCCGCGTCCGGCAACCGATCCTCCACCAACGCGCCGACAGCCTGCCCTGGACGAGCCCGTTCGTCAGCCGTCCGCCGCATCTCGAGCACCAGATCCGGAGCTTGGCTCACCATCTATGACACCTCCCCGAGGTAGCGTGCCGCCGCGTGAGTCGTCGCCACTACCCTCGGCCGTCGCACTGCCTCATGCCGAACCGCCGTGATCCGATACAGCCGATCCTTCGTTCCCGCTGCCTCGCCGCCCCGAAGCAGCACGACTTGGCCGATCCTCATCGCTGGCTCCAACGGCACCACCACTGCCAGACGCTCCGGTCGCACCGACAGGTCCGCTAAAGCCGACGACACCAGCCGATTCACCTCAGCTTGCGTCAACAGCGCATTCAGCGCCCACACCCGCATCTTGCGCCAGCCCACAAACCGATCAGACTCCGCATCGTACAGCGACGCCGCGTCGTAAATCGCCCCCCGGATCGGTCTCCCGTCGGCACTCCGGCCGCTCACCGCCACGTAGTTGCAGAAGTCGTCTGACCCCAGCGTCAGTCGCGGCCGGCGCACCTCCAGAATCGGCGCTCCCTTCTCCGCCGGCGCCAGTTCTGAACGCGTGTACAGTTCCCAGTCAACATCTGTCGGACACGCGCCCTCCAGGCCGCCGTCGTGTTGCACCACGTCCTCCGACGTTCGCTTGCCCCGGCAATGGCGGCACGCTTTTCGGAACTTCATGTCTTGCGTGAAATAGATCCCCGCCCGGTAGTCGTACTCCGCGAGCTCCTGGAGGAACGCCCACCAGGGCCGCCCCTGCTCCACCCGCCACGAGGGCCGCTCCGGCGGGCCCTCGCTCAACACTGTCCCCGTATCCTCCAGATCCTGGCGCGTACGCGGTATCCCGCAGCGGTCCAGCACCCACTCGATTACCTCTCGCACCGGCCAGCCGTCGAACACCGGTGCTCGACCGTCACACCGCTCATCTCTCAGCCGGATCATCGGATCCAGCAGCCGCGCGCATATCGCCCCTCGTCCGCCCGCCTCCACGCTGGGCGTCGGTTCCACCACGTACCCGCTGAACACGGTATCCGTCTCCGTGACGCCTTCCTCGTGCTCCCATCCCAGCGCGATTCGCGCCTTCCGGTAATCCCTCAGTTCTGCCCGCTGTCCAAGCTGGTTGTCCAGCCGCACCTCATACTGTGCCGCCCGGTCGCCCTCGGGGTGCTCGCCGACCAGCGAAACGACCTCCGACTGAATCTCCGTCGAGCTCAGCGGCGCCAGCGCCTCGACCTCCGCATACTGGCCCATCTGCACGCTATACAGCACCGGCGAGACCGCCGTCTCGAACTCTAGTTCACCGCCCTCGCCCTCGAACGTCTGCTGGTGCACGTAGGGCGTCAGCGTCGCCCGCCAGGCCCGTTCCGTTGCCTCCAGATCGCCACGGCTTTCTGTGACATCGCTCAGTGTGACTGCGCTTGCCACCTGCCCACCATCCAGCAGCACTGCCGTCTGCCGACAGCTTAGAATCAGCTCACCCTGGCAATCCAGCGTCGCGTATCCCGTGTCAATCCCCGCTCTGTCTATCACCGCCTCCGCCATCTTCACCCCGAAGACCGAGACCATCCACTGCCCCGCGTTGTGCCACAGCGTCACCGGCGCCGACGGTACCTCCACCGGCCCCTCCGGGTCCTTGTAAACCCACACATCCTCCGCGAACCCGTCGGTCGAGACCACAATCCGACCGCGCAGTACAGCCACCCACAGAAACAGTCTCTGCCCCTTGGCGAAGCCCTCCAGCGTCGGCACGCGGACCGTCCGTTCCGTGTGCGGAACCTTGCGCCACGCGCCCCCTTGCCGCCGCATCAGCATCATTGGGCCGCCGTACGGGAATACCAGCGCCCACTCGCTCGCCTCCGTGCCTCCAAAGTGGATCGCCGTTCGCGGTGGCGCTGCCGTCCAGTCGTGATCCTCCGCCGGCTCCGCCCGGTACAGCGACAGGCAAAACACCGGGTTGCGCGGCAGCAAGAACCTACTCGTCAGCGCCGTCGTCCGGTTTGGTCGGCCGTCGTACTGATACAGCTTCGCCTCCTTCGGCAAGCCCAGCCCTGGCAGCTCCCGCCAATAGCCCCCCGACTGCTCAAAATGCTCCAGTCCGATCGTTTGGCTCGTGTTCAGGAAGGGGCGGCACATCACCGCGTTCAGGCCTCCGGTCCGCACCACCATCGCCGCCGGCACCGCCGCCTCCGGATGACCCGCCTGGACAACCCCCAGCGCCTCCTTGTCCACCGCATTGACCGTCGCCTGGCCTCCCGCCAATAGCTCCGCCACCAGGTCGTGCTGTCCGAATCCGTCGTACTTCAGCCGGTATTCCCTGCCTGCCTCAAACAGCTCCACTACCGATATCGGTCGCTGCCGTGCCATGCCCCTCGTCCTCTATCTCGCCGCTCGCATCATGCCACTCCGTCTCTGCCGCTCCCCCAAGAACCTGTCTCATAACCCCTGTAGGAACACCTTCAGGCGCGATTGTCGCTGGTCGTTGAGGTTATGAAACCTCCTCTAACCCTCCGCTCGCTCCCATGTCTCCCCGTCATCCTCCGATACATACGTCCTCAGTTCCGGGTACACGGGCACCACTGCGATCAACCGCCGTCCCGCCGACTCCATCTTCACCAACGCCGCTCGTTGAGCGTCCGAGGGACTAGCTACCAAGCGCTCCGTACTCCCGTCCTCGAACGCCAGCCATGTCCGCCCATTGTCCGCACTTCGCCTAAGGTACTGAGCCCCGTCTCGGTAGCCGATCAAATACGTGATCCCGTTCTGGTGAACTGCGTTCGGATGCTCCAGGCTGAACTCCGCCATCTAGGCTCTCCTCCACTGACGCCCATCATCCGGCGACCACAGTACCTCTACCTCCGTCCCACCTCGCTGCCGCGCCAGTACCGTCAGCCCCCGGTCGTCCTTCTCCGCCCACGGTTCAGTGCTGTCTCCATCGCCCGTCACTTGCCGTGGCGGGCCCCACGCCGACCCGGCCCCGGTCCTCCGTCGAAACCACACGTCGCCCTCCTCCACGTAATGCAGGAACACTTGTCCCACTGCATCGTCGAACAGATGCGGCTCCCCCCACGACCGATCTAGCTGCACCGCGAACTGCGTTCGTTCCAGGCTCCTAACCGCCACGCCGCTCTCTCCGTGCAGAAAAGGCACGTCCGCTGCGACCTCAAAGCTCAGATCCCCTGGATCGCCCCCAGTGATCCGCTGTACCGCTGGCACATCGCGATACTGCCCCGTCCCCCGGTACGGCCACTGCTTCTGCTCCGCCGACAGACGATTCACGCGCACCAGCGGCACAATGTCCTCTGGCTCCAGCTCCGGGCCCAGCACCACCGTTCGCTGCTCCGTCGTCCCGTCGCCCAGTTCGCACGTGAACACCAGTTCCTGCGCCTCGCTCACCTGGTCAAACGAGACCAGCTTCATCTGCGCCAACCCCAGCGTCCGCCCCAGGCGCGCCTCGGCCTCCGCCAGCGACTCCAGATGCTGATAGGCTCCTCCAGTCCACGTGCCGATCACCAGGTGCGTGCTCGATTGCGTCGCGCCCCGGTTACACCACCGTGGCGCATTCGTCGGCTGATAGATCCCGTCTTGCCGCAGGTGATCCTCGTCTTCCGCATAGTCCTCCGGCCGCCAGTGGTATCGCAGCCTCCGCCGCCACACCCCTCCTCGCCGCAGCACTTGCACGATTGCCGTCGTGTAGCCCATCGGTCACCACTCTTCTGAGCACGCCTTGGAGCTGGCTTCCTCTCTCCTGCCCTCTACTCCGTCTCCGGCAGCGCAATACTCTCGAAGTACCCCCGGCAATCCATCGCCTGCGCTTGGCCGAACTCCGCCGCACACTGCGTGCAATAGCCTCGCTTCAGCAGCGGCGCCTCAGTGCGATCCGGGTCGAGCCATGCCGGTCCTCCGCAGTACGGACACACTATGTCCGCAAAGCACGTCCATACTCCCTCGCTGGATTGGTGCCTCACCTCCAGGAACCACTCGTGCCTCCCGAACTCCAGGCCAACTCGCGCCGACTCCGGCAGGTCCGCCCTCACCACGTGCTCGTCCCGCCGCAACACATTGCCCACGATCTTGCCGCCCGTTGCCGTTTTCGGAAACGCTACGCCCACCGATCTCCTCGAGTAGAAAGGCAGCCCCGGCTCGCACACGTTCTGATCGTCGCCGATTTGGAATGTCTCCACCACCGACCCATCAGGCCGCACTGCCTCCCAGTTCAGCTTCGCCAGGGTCCCGTCATCTCCCGTCAGCCCCGTGTATGGCGTCTTCGGCAGCGGCGCCGACACGAACCCCATCCCGTCCGGGAGTTCCTCACTGCTGAAGCTGCCGCCCACCTTCCCGTCTCGCTCCCGGAACGTGATGCCGCCCTCTACCGTCGCGAAGTTCTCGTGCCGATAGGCCCCCTTCCGCCACGGCGCCAATCCCAGCTCCGGCAAGGTCGTCTGCCGAACGCTCACAACCCGTCCGCCCAGAACCACGTCGTGATAGGTCCCCGTCGGGAACAGGAAGTACCCCCAGGTCGGGTCATCAATCGCCCAGCCATCCAGCGGATCAGGGTCATTCGGGTCCGCCGTCAAATCAAAAAACCCGTCCGCTCCCGTTGTCCCGGCTGCCTTCCATCGCGTCCCCGGCGGCTCAAGCTGCTGCCTCAGCTCATAGATCGTCACACCCGCCGCCGGCTCGGCCCCCCACCGATACACACGCCCCACCAGCCGCTCCCAGCTACTTCCGCTGTAGTCCGTCAGACTGCCCAGGCTCAGTTCCGTCGTCTCACCCGCTCTGACCGTGGCCTTCACTCTTGGCCCGCCGTAGTTCGTGTCCACATACGAGCCGATCTTCCGGAAGTGAAACACGTGCCACTCGCCCGGCCGTAGATCGCTCAATTCCAGTTGCCCCGTCAGCCAGTCCAGTTCATACGTTCCACCACCCAGCAGCGATCCTTCTCCGTAGTACATCACCTGCACACTGCTGCCTGGAGGCCCGGTTATCCTGAGCGTCCCCCCGGCCAGGTCAATGGTCGCCGGCGAGCCTTCCGACACCTCTTTCGCCCGCCCCTGACACAGCGCCACAATCCTCTGCACGCCTCTGGCTTGCGTCTCGGCCGCCGTCTCCGGGCTGTCGTCTCGCCGGTCGCCCACACGTTGATATGGTGCGCCATGGCCCTTCGGCAGAATCAGACGCGACCAGCCCAGTCCGGGCGTGAATAGCCCCGCGCGACCCTCGGCGTCCGTCATGATCCGTCCGAACACTTCTCCGCTCTCCACATAGGTCTCAAGTTCCGCGGAGTATGTCAGACCGTTGAATTCGTCCGGCTGCAGCCACCCCTTCACCACACCGTCATCGTCCGTCAGCCACTCCAGCGCCAGCGAGACCGTGGCATTCTCTACTGGAGCTGCACCCTTCACCACCTGAATCGTCAACTCATACCCCATCACGAACGTCTCGCTGAACGGTGCCTCCGTGAACGCCGCCGGTTGTATCCTGCGCCCCCAGTACGGGTCATCCACCATCACCGCGTACCGACCCGTCAACTCTCCGCCCTCGCTCGGATCGCTCTCGATGTCCTCTGCCTCGTCCGTCACTTCCTCCACTAAATACACGTCTACGTTGTCCAGGTACTCGTCCGGCGTCTCCGCCTTCAGCACTCTCGCCGACACCGTCCCCTCTGGCGTCTCGAACACCACCGTCGCTCCCGACTTCTGGTGCGCCACAGTCAGACCGTGCTTGCCGCCCAGCGCCACGACCTCCCGCCTCCACTCCTCCTCGCCGGTTCCTCCCAGCAGATCCGCTATCGTCCGAAGCTCCGCTACCTCCGGCCACGTGCGCACTGGGCTCTGCGACAGCAGATCCAGCAAGTATGCCAAGACCGACACCACGCGGCTCTTGAACAGATTCTCCTCGTCCGTTCGCTGCTCGTCGTCGTAGTCCAGCGCATTGTCTAGCCCCGCCGGCCGCTCCAGTGCCTCGACCAGCAGCACCAGCACATAGCTCGCCACCGCCTTCGGCACCAGCAACGTCACCGGCTGGTCCGTGCATGCCTGACCTTGCTCGTGGGCTCTCAGCTCCTGAAGCGCCGTGCTCAGCCGCTCGCCGAGCCCTGGGTTAATCCGCGACATTCTTCAGCTCCTGCCGTACCGTCCTTACCGTGCGCCCCCGACCCGTTGTTCGTACGCCAGCCGTTGCCCGAACCTGCTCAATGCGGCCTCGATCTCGCTGCGCACGTCACGCTGCGTCATGCTCCGGACCCCGGGCCGGTCAAGCCCGCCATCCGACCTCCCGCTCACCGACAACGCCCCCTGCACCACCGGCCCTGTCCCGACAACAGGGCCGCTCCATGCTCTTGTCAGTCCGGCAATCCGTCCTCGCCTCAATGCTCTTGCGCCCGGCACGCCTACCGGACGGTCACTGGGCGCAATTCCCGGGGCACCAGGTACCGCGTCCGCAGCCCCCGTCAACCGCTCGACAGCCCAGACCGGCTCCCCTGTATCCCCCCTCGATTCCAGCCGCCCCGCCTCCGCCTTCGGCTCCCAGCCTCGCCCCCGGACCGCCATGAGCCTGCGGCCGATGACGTCTCGCCGCAGCGCCCCTCCACTGCGCCTCTGCTGCTCGGCCGGCAACCACTGTCGTCTCTTGCGCTCCTGCACTGCCCGGAAGATCGCGCTCCGTCGTCGCCTTGCTCCACCCCTGTCGTCACGCACTGCCGGACCAGCATCACTCCTGGCGCCTTGAACCTGGCTTCTCCGGCTTCCGCCCAGTCGACTCCGCCTGGCGCCGGCCTCCAACTGCCCCACTCGCCTTGGCCTTCTTGCCCCGCGCTCTGCCCGCAACGCCGTCGTGCGCGTTCGCCCGGCAAGCTCCCGTCGTCCGCCCGCTCTGCGCCCACGCCGACCTACAGCCCAGCCCCAGCTTGCCGTTCCAGCTCCCTGTGCTCGCGCCAAGGGCCCTTCCCGGCGGCCCCTCTGTGGGCTGTAGCTCGCTCCGGGCTCTATCCGCGGATCAGGCCACCAGCCGCCCAGCACCCGCGTCCCGACGCTCACGCTCACGTTCCGTAGGCCCAGCAGTCTCGACCAGCGCGTCAGGGCTTGCACCCTCTGCTCCATACTCAGTCGCACACGATCACGCTCCTGGTAGTCTCAGCCTCTGGCCCTCAGTCCGCGCTTGCCAAAACACCATCCACAGGGCTGTTCGCCACCACGTCTGACGCGACAGCGGCTCCCCCTCCGGCCACTCACCGCTCAACTCGTACCGTCCCAGGTCTCGCCACAGCCGCTTCAGCAGTCCGCCGAGTCTCAGTTCCTCTGCCGTCGCCCTCCTGCTCTCACTCGTCGGCACCGTCAGCCTACCCAGTTCAGCCTGTGTCTTGAAGTCAACACCCTCGCGCAGCCGCTTGCCCCTCGGCGACAAGCCCTCCGCTTCATCCCACGGCGACAACTGCGCATATCCGTCTCGGCCCAACCTGCGCCCAAACTGCGTCAGTTTTTTTTCGCCTTCAAGAGTAGTCGCGTCGCCTCTGGGGTCCGGAGATTCACGGCCGCAATCATCTCTCCCAGCCATTCCGCCAGCCGCGGCGGCAGCCGCCGCAGAAAAGCCAGGTTGTCGTCCCAGTTGCGCGACAATCGCACTTCACGGAACGAGCCCTCCTCGGTCCGCTCGGGCAGACGGAAATCCACCAAACAATGCCGGTAGTCGAATTCGGCCATCGCCCACAGATCGTACCGCCGCCGAATCACCGGCCCCTCCTCCACCACTGCCCCGTACAGATCCTCGTCCACCGTCGGCGCACAATACTCCTCGTACACGCCCACCGACTCGCGCCGCAGCGCCTCCTCGTCCGTCAGCGGCCGCAGCTTCACCCACGGCCTCTCCTCCCAGCCCGGCACATCCACCGGCACGGCTAGCTCCACCACGTCCCGCGCCGTCGCCGCTGGCACCGTCCATTCCTCCAGACCAATCCCCGAATCAGCCATCGCTTCAACTCCGGTCGCACTTATCCGGTCCTGCGTTCCGCCGCCTGCCCTACGTATGTCGCAGCCCCTCTCCCGCCGTGCGTTGGCCGTCGGTGGCGGGGAGAGGGGCCGTGGCAAAGCCGACCGTCCCGCCGGTCCGCCTATGCCAGCGTGATCGGCGGCGTCAGACCGTCCTCGCTCCCCAGTGCCACGAACTCGACGCGTTGCGTAATTCGCGCATCGTTCCGCCCCGGCAGGTGCACATCGCCCTGCGTGTACAGCAGCCGCGGCAGCGTGAACGTCGCCACGTTCACTCCCCGGGTCAGCGTCAGCGTCAGAGCTGCCTCCGTCCCGCTTACGAAGTCGTCGTACACCGCGCTGTCCACAAAATCGCGGTCGAAATACCCGCTGCACCGAATCCCGCTCAGGTTGTACAGCTCAGTCGGCCCCGGCCCGGGCTCCAACCGCAGACCTTCCTCTGGGTCCTCCAGCACATTGTCCACCACAATCTGCAGCCTCTCGCAGTTGACCTCCGCCGACAGCCCGCTGCCGCCTGTCTCGAGCTGAACCTCGGCCTCCCGGTACACATACGGCGGCCCCACCGGCATCGTCGGACTGGGCGTCGTTCCTGTCTCTTGATCTAGCGCCACCACATCCAGCGTGCACACCACTGGCTGACCCTTGACGAACTCGAAGGTCGCCTGTCCCACCTTGCTGTCCGTCAACTTCTTCACCGCGTTCACGCAGTCAATGAGCACCGACGCCCACTTCCCCTGGTTGTCGCCGTCTCGCGTCTGAATCCATGTCAGCAGCTCCGTCAGGCTACCCGGCATCAACGGCACTCGCACCCGGCCCTCGGCCCATTCCCCTGCCGAGTAATACGATGTTTGGTAGTCCCGTTGATCTGCCATGTTCACGATCTGGTAGTTCAGCCGTTTGCTCACCGTATCTGCCGCTGTCGTCCCTCCCTCTATCAACGGCAGCCATGTCGTCGGACTCACGAACGTCCCCTTCTCCGTCTGCAACCCAAAGCCAAACGCGCCTTCCTTCGCCAGTGCGGCTGGCATCCGCTCGCACCTCCTACCTCACACGAAGCCGGCGCCTCTCTTGCGCCGGCTCCCTCGATTCTATGCCCGCCCTCCATTGCCCCCTCTCCCAGCGTCGCTCACCTGGGGCAACTCTCGCCTACGGCTCCCAGGCCTCCAGTCTCTTTGCCACCAGGTCAATCTGGGCGATGTCCACGCGCTCCGCTGCCTGCTCCCGCCAGCGCGCCAGCCGATCGCTCTCCAGCGTGACCCCGATTACCTGTGAGCACCATGCACTGCCTCCCAGGTAGCTGTCCGCCATCAACAGATTGAACAGCCTCTCCACTTCCTCGATCAGAGCCTCGCTCCCCTGCTCTCCAGCATGCTGCGGACGCACGTAGAACACCGACAACCGGTGCTCCTGCTCGAAAGACCGATTCGTTCCCTCGCCTGGCTGCTGATCCACGCTGACCGGTTGAACAATCACACAAGGCAGCTTTGAGCCCCAGGGCGTCGCCAGAAAGTCCAGGCCTCCCTGAGCCACTAACCGCACGTCGCCCAGCGGTGGATCCGCCAGCCGCACCCGTCCCTTCCGCGACACCAGCAGCGGCCCCGCAATCACATCCTCCAGTTCCAGCCTCTCCAAACCGTTCCGCCCTGCCACCGCCGTCGCGACCGGCCCGGTTTCATCGTCCAGCAGCTCCACGCTGTCCCCGCTGGCGAATAACTGATTGCTGCCCATCATCGCCGTGCTCGAGTTCTCCAGGTCCGCTGTTAGCAGCACCGCTCCCTGGCACAACAACCGCACCGCCTCAGCCACCTCGTTCACGTGCAGCATCTCGCTCCGCATTTCCTGGCTCCTAACGCGCTCGCAACATCTTGCCGACAACCCACACCGCTCGCTGACACCCTTTGCCCCTCTGCTCTGATGGCGTGGAATCTGTGGCCGGGAGAGGGACCGGGAGTGAGACTCCCGTCTCTGCAGCCGCCCTTACTCCGGCAGCTCCTCCAGCAGCGCCCGCATGTGGTGTCCCGCTCCTGCCTCGTCCTCCACCGTCAGCACTCGGTATGCCCGAAGCTGTGTAACGTCACTCCCTGCCCCTAGCGCTGCCGCCAGCGCCGGCTCGATGGTCAACTCCTCCGCCTTGACCTCAACCACCACTCGCTGCTGCGCTTCGCCGCTGTCCTGCAGCTCGATCAAATCCCCTGGCCTGAGCTCCCCCGCGTCGCTCACTCTCACCACCGTCGCTCCCGCCTCGGCCGCACTCGCCAGTTCCGTCTTCAGCCCCACCTGCTCGACCCGGTAGTTTGGACCCAGTTCCGTCGGCGCCACATACATGAAGTGCGTCGCCTGGGCCGCTTGTCCCAGCACACCTCGCTCGGCCTGTGCGGTCGCCGGCGACACTCGAGCCTCCAACTCGCCGGCCGTCGTCGCAACATACTCCGCATCCGCCGGACTCAGCACCCCATCCAACGCCACAGTCGGTCGCTTGATCCGCACCCGATGGCATAGTAGCGTCTCAAATGCCGCCTCAGTCATCGCAGCTCCCTGCTCTCCGGCACGATCCTTGTCTCAAAGCCCGAGGGCGGGATCACCTCCCGCCCTCGGGGTCCTCCAGGCCACTGGCGCAGCTCTCCACCCCTGCTAAACCGCGCTCGCCCTCATCGCTCGATACCGCGCCGCTGCCGCCTCCACATCCGCCAACCAGCTCTCGATCGCCGCTGCCTGTGGCCCTCCGGCCGCGTACGTCACCGCGTAGTCCCCGATCCGTTTGCTCGCAGCCCCGCCGCTGTCCGCCGCGCTTGCCCGCGCCAGCAGTTGGCTCGCCGCCAGCTTCGCCTGAGCCGCCGAGACCTCCGCCGGCGGCGTCGTGTACCCCCACGTCGCCGTTACCCGTACGTTCCGCACGCCCGCCGGGAACTTCGTTCCCCACGTCGCGCTCGGCCTCAGCCGCACATAGCCCGCTCGGCCATATACTGCGTAGTCCTCCGCCGGCACCTCCTCGCCGTCAACTGCCAGGCTGCTCACGCCCTCCAGCGGCCAGGCACCCTCGCGGAACAAGAACAAACAGTCATGCCCCGTCCCGTCTACCTCCAGCTCCGCCTCTCGGTGCTCCTCGAAGTCTCGGCCCGCCAGCGAGTCCATCTGCGCCTTCGTCACCGGCAGCAGCAGCTCCACGCGCTCCTCAATCTCGTCCGCGTCACCCAGCGAGCTCAAGTCAAACCCCTGCAGTAGCTCCATCACCTCGTCCGCAGTGCAATACGACTTACTCCCCACCAGATCGCTCATCCCAAACGCTGTCTCGACTGCCTCCGACGCGACACCCGACTCGTTCCGCACCGCCACTGCTACGTAGTAGATCTCGCTGGCCTCCAGCGCCTCGCCCGCATACACTCCGCTCTGCTCGCTCGACGACACCCAGCCGCTGTCCCACAGGTCGTACTGCCCCGCCGCCAGATTCCCCGCCGTCGAGGCCACCATGATCCGGTACGCCGACTGCGCCTGCCCCTGGGGATCATCGAATGTCCACGTCATCACTGGAGCCGCCGCCCTCACGTTCGACGGCTCTGGCTCGCCCTCCACTAACAGATCTGTGATCGCCGGTGCCGAGTATCCCACAACCTCCCACGCATACAGCCTTGGTGTCTCATCCGCTGAACCGCTGCGCGACAGCTCGAACTGGAATACCAGCTCCTCCTGATCGGCTAGCCCGCTCAGATCCTGCCCCTGCCACGTCACCTCCACGGCCGTGCCGTCCTCGGTCACAAGATCACACTGCCCCAGCCCGTACCCTTCCAGCTCTTCGTGGCTGGCCGCGTCGAGCACTGCCACCCGCAGCGTTCCCCCGCTGGCGCCGGGTCCGAAGTTCACCCTCAACGCCCGCCACCCGTCTGCCGGCCGGCCTATCGCGCATGTCTGGCTATAGCCGCTAACCTCGCCCTCCGCCAGCTCTAACGCTGTCTCGCGGTCCACCCCTATCGTACCCACTACGTACCCGTCATAGGTGCCGCCCTGGACGGATACGAAGTAGTACCGCGTATCCGCGTAATCAACTGAGGTCAAGATCGCGCACGAGTACGACCCCTCAAAGTCGCTATACGGAAGCCAATCCGCCTCCACCCGGCTCGAGACCACGCCCTCGCTCGTCCAGTACAGGTCGTTGTCGCCGTAAAACTCCCCCGTGAGCTGAACGTTATCCCGAGCGCGCAACATGAACGTCGGAGCATGGCATGAGGCATGAACCGGGAAGAAACCGTGCGGATGACCTCGGGCCCCTCGGCACTCCGTCAGATTGGAGCTGAACCCCAGGGCCCCCTGGCGCAGAATTTGATACCCGGGCGCGGGCGTCCGCGTCTTCATCCGTCCGTAGCCGATGTACCGCTCCGCCTCGCTACGCGCATACGGGTTCCGCTGGAACATCATCGCTGTGTCCAGATTTCCCAGCTCTCCGTCGACACCCCAGCTCGGGTGTGTCAGAATATGCGGCCCCTCAGCCCGCTCCGTCCCGAAGCTCGCCGATAACCCCGTCACCGAGAACGCGTGATGACCGTCCAGGTCGTACTGCTTGTACCCGTCGCATACCAGCGCGTACGTTCCGTCGTGACACCAGACCGGCGTGGGCTTGATCGCGTAGCTGTCTGCGTCCGAAACGTATCCCATCGCGTCCACGCCCAGCGAGCGCAGTAGCTCCGTCACGTTCAACGGCAACCCACTCAAGCTCGTGTCCTCGGCCCAGGTCAATCCCAGATCGTCCGAGTAGTACCTCGCAATCCAGTTCGCTCCGTTGCTGTCTTGCGCCCGGGCCCACGCCCACATCCGCCCTGCACTATCCACCTCGTACGGCTGCAACGCCGCATTCGATACCATCCACTCCGGCGCGCTCGCTGGCGGCCATGTGCACTGCTGCCAGCCCCCCGGCTTGAACGTCGCCAGCTCGGTACCCCCAAACTCCCACTCCGTGCTGTCCCGCGACACGTAACCGGCGCTGTTGTCCCGGTGCACCCATCCCCGGTGCTGCCTCGTCACCGGCACAAACAGACCCTTCGTCCGCGATGTCCGCCGCAAGCAGTCCTCCCGATACACGTCGAACTGCTCGATCCTCAGCGTTACGTCGCTCTCAAACCCACCCGGCGTCGAGATCGCGAACGTCCAGTTCCCCGCACCCGCATACTTGATCGCCGAGCTGTCCACCGACAGGAACCCGCCGCCGTTGTACTCCGCATCGTAGCACCCGAACTCCAGCGTCAGGAACCGATACATCCGCTCCGGATCGTTCCCAAACGTCTGGCCCGTTGCGTTACCGGCTCCGGTGTTCCGATCCGAAGCGGTCAAGGCAAACGTGTACGCTCCGCTACCGTCCGTCACTTTGTTGGCGTAAATCCGGAAGGGCCCGATCCGTACGTACTTGTCCGTGTCGTTCAGACCGCCCGTCGCCCACACCTTCGCCCGGCACACCCAGCCCTTACCCCCGCCGTGGCTGTAGTACCCCCGGTCATTCGGCATGTCAAACGCCACCGTCCCGTGCGTCTGACCTGCCTCGAACGTGATCACGGCGTGCTTCGCCTCGTGATCCAGCGTCTGGTGCGAGGCGTCCTTGTCCCACGTGCTAACCTGGTTCAGCTCATACCGGCCCTCCTCGGTGCCGAATAGGAACCTCACCTCGCCCCCGGCGGTCTCTTCACCACCCACCTGAACCAGAGCGTTTCCGGCGCCGCTGCACGTTGCCGTCGCTGTCCCCACTGCGTAGTCCGCGTCGAAGCTCCCGCTGTCGAACCCCGCCCGGAACAGCAGCGATCCTTCGATATCGCCCGACCTCGGCAGGTGTCGCTCCATCCGGTCGCGCAGCGCCGTGATCTGCTCGCTCGTGGCCACCTCATCCCAGATGCCCAGGCCGTCCAGCCAGCCGAGCATGTACTTCGTCGCCAGCGAGCTACCCGGCGCGCCACATCCCAGCGCCAGGTGCGCCGGTTCGGCGTCCCACGCCGTCAGCCCGCTCAGCGTCGCATCCTTCCGGCCGTCCTTCCACAGCTCGATCACACCAGTCCCGGCTCCGCCCGTGAAATCCCACGTCAGCACTAGGTGATGCCATTCCACCGCCGCCCAGTAGTTCGTCTCGCTCGTGGACCAGTACTCAACCGTCTGCGCTGTTGACGATGCCCCATTGCGCCTGTACTCCACGTACAGCCTGCGGTTCATCGTGTATACGCTCAGGTGGTTGCTGTCCGTGCCGTCACCGAACGACACAATCGGGTTCTTCCAGTTCACACCCGTGAAACAATCGTGCATCAGGCTGACCCAAACGCTCAAGCTGCCCTGCTGCGTCAGAGCAACGTTCCCGTCGTTGGCCACATACCTCAGGTCGCTGCCGACCCCTGCAAACAGATGATGCATCGCACAACGCTCCAGCCCTCAGGGTTGCCCACAGTACTGCCTTGCCGCCGGTCCGTCCGCCTCACGCAGGGGCGGGCTTGATGCCCGCCCCTGGTCTTCTCTCTCCTCTCAGCAACAGCCCTCAACCACGCAAGGAGAGCGCTCGCGCGTGAGGCCCGTCACTTCACCCTCATCCGCTACTGTGCCACGTTGATCGCCAACACCACTGCGTCGTCTTCCTCGAACTCGCACGCCACCCGCGTCGTGATCGCATACTGATTCACGCCGCGCATGATGTCCCGGTCCTTGTCAATCCGTACCTCGCGATGAATCCCCCACACCAGGTTCGACTTCGGGGTCAGCAGACCGAAGCTCAGATCCGTACCCCCGGTCCCCTCGATTCCGTCCAAATCCGTCGGAATCAGCGGCACACTCACCACCGGAATCCCGAATACCGTCAGCGGCGCATTCTCCAGCAGGAACTTCGCACCCACCACGGTATCGCTCTCCGCGATCGCCGCGCGGTAGCTCTCCACCACCGCCGGCGCTAGGTAGAACCGCAAGTCCGAGTAGTTCCGCTTATACTTGTTCGGTAGCGCCTTCACCATGTCCACGAACAGCGCCTTGTCTACGCTGTTGCCCTGCTTGTCCACCTTGTGCCCGTCCTCGGCCAGCACCCGCCAGCCATTCATCAGCGCCAGATACGAGTCCCCGCTGCTCTCGTCTCCCAGCAGCGCCAACTCCTCCAGATCCGTCGCTGTCTGCTTCGACATCGCCCGAATCAGCGTCTCCTCCGCGCGGCTCCCCTCAATGTTGTCCTCCAACATCTCGTACGTGACCTCGAACGGCGTGATCACTCCCGCCGCCGACAGGGACACCTTGCTGAAGGTCGGCTCGCTGAACGTCCCCGGAGCCACGCCCTCCGTCTTCGGCTGACTCACCCGGCCGCTCGTCGAGATCTTGTCAATCTGCACCGTTGGCGACTTCATCCGCACCACACGCGCGTCCCGCAGCATCACGCTCTGGTCCACCACATAGTCAATGAACCGATCCGCCTGGCCCGGGTTCAGAAGACCGCCGCTCGCCAGATCACCTGTGTCAATCGCCTTCGCCAACAGCTCATCAACGTTCAACCCTCAGTACCCCCTTCCAAAACTCATCCTCGCGAGACCTCGGCATCTCTTGACCCGGCAGCGACTCCGGCGCGCCCTGCTTCTGCGCCCGCGCCTCCAGCCTCGTCACCGCGGCCCCCACGACCTTCGCCAGTGCCTCCGCATCTCGCCTCAGCTCCGCCAGACTTCCCTGCAGCGCCTCCATCTCGGCCGGCGCCTCCTCCGTCCGACCGCTGCCCGCCTGCTCCTCCTTTCCGAACGGCCACCGTGCCCGCAGCGCCCTCAGCGCCGCCTCCATCAGACCGCTCGGCTCTTCCTTCTCCACGCTCTTGGCCATCGCCCGCAGATACGTGTCCGCATTCGCCGCCTTCCCCGGCCGGCACAGCGCCACGTGATCCAGCTCCACTTCATCAATGAACCGCGTCTGTTCCCCGTCCTCGTCGGTGCCCCAGTACGCCTTCAGCACCCGGCCTCCCACGCTGAGCTGATACTGCCTCCCGGCCAGCAACCGGTCGAACAGTCTCCGTGCCTGCGGATTGCTCTCGTCCAGACGACCCGCAACGTAGAAAGCCTCGTTGTCTGCCCGCGTTTCCTCGACAGTCCCCAGCTCTTCCAGTGGCCCCGCATTGTGCGATGGCAACAGGTCTATCCCTGCATGCCTTGCCATGGACTCGATTGCCCTCGGCGTCATCTTCTCGTGCTGCTTGTCCACGCTCGTCGAGCTCGCAATACCCTCAAACCTCATCTCTCCCCCGTCGTCCTTCCACACCCGGGTGATCGGTACCCCGAACTCGAACCCCGCGTCCTTGCCACGCCACTCAGACACCAGCCCACCTCCCTTCTGCGCAACCTCGTCTCATCTGCTTCTCCTCCTGAAACCTACACCCACCCTCACCGACCCCGGTTCAATCCTGCTCGCACACGGTCTTACAATCTCAGCACTGTCGTAAACCCGCCGCCCGGACAACCTCGCAACGGTCCTTCGCCTGCCCTGACCCCCGCCGCTGCCGGTGACCGTTCCGTGGAGGGGCCGCATACGCCACGCGACCGCCTGGCGGTCGCCCAGTACAGTATCCGGCTCGGACACGTCAAGGTAGAACGCGGTCGTGGGCCTCGTGTGTGCACATCTCTGCAGTCCGTGTCCGCCACACGCGCAGCCTGGCCTGGCGTTACTCTGCTTCACCAAGGGCTTACGGGCCGCCAGAGCCTTCGCAACTCCCTACGAACCTCTTGGGTCTCCGGTGTGACTTTGGGTGCCCCGGGTCCGCTGTGGTTGGCGGGGTGGTGGCTCGGCCTGGTTAGGGTGGGTCTTTCCTACAAGTCCGTGGTCCTCTCCTGAGCGCGTGGGTCACTGAAGTGCCTTCGCACTCAGCCCTTTTGCCGTGCGGTCCTGGCTGCCTCTCCTGCGCTGGCCGTTTGCGGCCAGCAGAGGGCGGGGCGGGCAGGCGACGCCGTTCCCTGCGCTACCCTCACGGCTCTTGCATCGGTGGCAGCCCCTGCTTTGCCCGGATCTCGTTGACGGTCCACGCACCGAGCCGCGCATAAATCCTCGCGATCTCTGCCTCCTCGCGCGCCTCACCGAGGTCCATCTCGCGGAACTTGAACTGCCAGTCCCTTACGCCCATCTGCTCGGCGATCATCCGGTTAATCCGGAACTCGATCCGCCTCTGTTCCGGCCTCACCACCTGCTCCCGGAAGGTCTTGTCCTGGTCCTTCGAGTTCGCCAAATTGGCATTCTCCACGATGGTGATCTTGCTTGGCGGCACCCGGTGCACCATCAAGATCTCGTCCCGGTTCGCTCGGCGATACGCCAGAAATGCGGCATCATCGGTCCGCTGCATCCCCAGGGGCTCCAGCCGCACTTTGACCTCCGACCCCGGCACGTCCAATACTAGCGTCTTGTGGGCCTGGCCCTTGATCTCAGTCTCCATGTACTGCCGTATCGCCGCCAGCAGATCATCATCCACGCGCCCGCCCTCGACAATGATTGCCATGCGCGGCACGGCATTGTGCTCGAAGAAATCAATGTTGTACTCCCGCGCCGCTCGATCACCCGCCGTCGCCGCGATCGCCGGCACCACATCCGGGATTCCGTAGAAGCTCGACTGCGGCGTGTACTTCCGGAAGTGCAGCACCTCCGTCTGGCGCCGCTTCGTCTCCGGGTCCCGCAGCGGCGTCGGGTCACCCAGTCGCTTGAAATGCCTCTTCCGCTGCTCCCGAATCTGCACGAATCCGTTCCCGTCGCTGTTCACGCGCACCGTCGTCCCCGGCATGTGATAGAACCCGTCAATCTCCTGGGCTCCGTTGCGCGTCACCTCCATGTAACCGTTCCCCAGCACCTCCACATCGGTCCACACCGACCGCATCACTTCCGTGAACGTCATCGCCGGGTTGCACCGTTCGAACAGCCGCTGCAGTCTTTGCAAGCTCTCCGGTGACGCCTCCTCCTTGCTCGGTACGAACCGGTAGCCAAGCCCCACGATGTTCGTGACCTTCGCGTCCACGCAAGCCTTGTGCGTTGAATTCGTCTCGTACAGCTCAGCCAGCGCGTCGAGGTCGTACGGCGGCTCTTTTACTGCGCCGCTGGCGTACTCGCTCTGCCAGATCGTCTCCGGCAACTGCTCGCTCCTGCTCAGTCCCCCACTGCCCACGATATGCGCCTTGATCGCTTCCATTGCACCTCATCCAACCTGCTGCCCTTGCGGCACGATCCCGTCTCGCGTCTGCCGCGAGTCGTCGGGCTCCTCCTTCGCTGGCGCGCGAGGAGGAGTCCGCCCGTACGCTCTGTTCTGCACGCCGCCTCCGGTCCGCAGCGCACGTCTCGGACCATACGCTGTCTGACAACCTTGCCACTGCTCCGAGGGGCCACCGGTGTCTGGCCTCATAGAACCGTGTTCACTCCGCTTGGAGCTATGGGTGCGGACTTTGTCGCTGCTATGGCGCCCCCGGTCCGCCTTTCCTGGCACGCTGCAGATCTTTCCATTGCTCCACTGCCGCACTTGGCGCCTCGAGGCACAGGCCTCCACACGGGCCCGGAGACCTGCTGCTCGGATCTCACCCTCAAACAGGGTCTTGCGAGGTCTGCGCTGCCTATAGGCTCCAGGCGGCATGATTCCCCTCTGTCCCGTCAACGAGCGCTTTTAAGCCCTGGTCATCTTGCGTCTCTCGGACTGCGTCTGCCTTCAAATCCACGCCGTTGGCGCTGTCGTTGCCGC